CAAAAACTCTTGCATAAACACTGGTGTGTCTGAACGTCTTAAGTCTAAACCCATTGCTTTTACTTTGCCAGGCTTACCGTCTACGTCTGAGCGGAAGCCTTCAACATCATACACCAGTGCCGCATAGCGTTTCTTTGTAATATACAATCCGCTTTCAGCAACAATCTCTCTACCTGCCGCAATAACATCTGAACGGCTTTTTGGACAGTGAAATGCACGACCCATAAAGTCTATAAATGTACTGTTTGCTTCTTCTGCTACTTGATCATACAATGTAATAACATTGTCTTTCGACCAAGGAATGTTTCCGTTATCGATTTCATTGCGTAGTGTTGGATATGCACTAAAATATACAGAGTCAGTATCACCGTAGATAACACTTTCTCCTACGTGATCATATGTGCCTGTGATAACTTTGTTCACTTCTGCACTCATGTGCTTAACAATAGTACGTCCAGTAAGTGTAGTTGATTGTCCTATCCTTTTGTCAAAAAATCTACAGCCAGGATTAAGAATGGCCCCGTAAAGAGAGTTAAGATTAATTTTCTTAACAAGTTGTCGCTTGTCCCAAAATGCAATCTCAGTACTGTTTCCAGCGTCTTTCGCCTTTTTAAGCATAGCTTGTAGTTCTTTTCGTTCTGCATACCACCTCTTTAGAATACCAGGAATAACACCTTCAAATTCTGTTGTAAATATTGTACCGTTTGCACTTAGCATCCACGGCATTTGACTGTCAAAGATCAGTTGATATATTTCTGCACCGCTTAGTACATCTGAGCGTCCATCTTCCCAATCAACTGTAAGTGCAACGTCTTTGCGTTTTTCCATAACTGCTTCATATTCTTCTGTACTAAAGCGGCCTTCCCAGCTGCCTGCAAAACTCTTCTTTTTAAGAGTCATGTCTTCATGTACACGACCTTCTGATATCTCAGGACGAATCTGTCCTACAATAGTTTCTGGAGCCATGTTCAACGCACGAATTACACTTGGATACAGTGAGTTCAAGTCCATTGAACCAATCCACTTGTGCAAGCCTTTTTTCGGAAATGCAACATAAGCACCTGCTGCCTGTGTGTTTTCGTCGTCACGTTTTGGACGATTAGGAACTTGTAATCCTCTGTGATGTGCTTCGTTGATGATAGCTTGTTCTGTAACAGCAACAGCACCCATAGTTGTTTGTAGTAGCACAGTGTTTGCGTGTGCTAGTTCGTTTGACAAGTCGATAAAACGTAGTTTCTTATCAAGTTTATCTAGTAGTGCAACGTCTTGTCTGTTATATTCAATAAATGTTTCAAAGTCGTTGTTGTATAACTGATCCAATGTACCTTCGTAGACAGTTTTGTTTTCGCCTACTTCTAGTTCACCAATAGCATCCAGTCGATATGTATGACGTTCTTCGTATGTATACTTTCGATATAGTTCAAGACTGTCTAAATGCACACGACCTACAAAGTCATATGTTTCTGACATCTTTCCAAACTTTTCATACTCACGCTTCTTGGGCATTTGACCCCACAAACAAAACTTACGTGTATCATCGTTGCTTAGTACACGTTTAATTCTGTTTACAGTGTACGGAACATCGTATCCTTCACTGTTCCAGCCGCTGTGGATATCAGCATCTTCAAGTAAATCAAGGAAAGTTTGGAGCATTTGACGTTCGCCGTTACCGTCTTTGTCATTCGTAAACAGTATTACGTTATCACCCCAACGCTCTTTACACATAGCCTGTGCTTCTTCGAATGGCATACCTTTGGGCGGAACAGCAAGTGTAATCAACGCACTGTCTAACCACTGCATACAAACTGTAATAGCAGTAATAGGCATAAACGGATCTTCAACTGGAGCAAATCCACGCTCTGGGTCAAAGTCCGTCTCAATATCCCAAAACGCAATGTTTAGTTTAGGTGCGTCTTGATTGAGATAGTTCTCACTTAAACATTGGAAGATTGGATTGATATCGCTTTCAAAAAGATTCTTGCCTTTGTTAATAGCAACTTCTTTGCGAAAGTCTTTTGTGTTCTTACACACAATGCGAGTTAAAGGATCTCCGTACACACTCTTGTACTTGCCTCGTGGATCCTCATAATAAAATGTATATTTTGCTTGGTATTCGTGGAAATGTCGCTTTCCATCTCGGCGTTCGACTACTCGAATAATATCCTGATCGCGATCAAAGAAAGCGTCTACGTAACTCAAATTTTTCTCCTCTGTTGCTTATTGGCCAACTTAACCATCTACATGCCCTGTGGGCGTTATAACACTAGTCCTGCTACATATATAATAGTTAGTCCTGTATTCATAACTACTAAACTTTTTTCTTTCCAAAGCACACCTACTAATGTCCACATACTATTACTTATAATAAACGCATAAACATAAAAAGGATACACATTAAATGCTGCTAATATTGCGGCCGCAAGTAAACATCCTGTGCTAAGCCATGCTAACCATTGATAAGGTTTTACCACCATTGTGCAGCTACTCCATACCCAAATATATTAACACAACTAAAGTACATTGTCAAGAGCATAACCCATGCAGCACCCCTTCGAAATGCTGCATAGGCTTGCGTTATACTACCAATAAAAAATCCTGGATATACAACAAGCATATTAGGGCTTCCTGCATTAAATGCAAGTGTAAGGCTTGCACTTACTGTAAAAATGAAACTTACTAATTCAAAATAAAATGCAGTTCTGTCACTAGAATAACTTGTTATCCAAAAACTTTTTATACTGTTCACTTGTCATATCCTAATGTTGCAACAAGCGTTTCGAGATCTTCATGTGCATCTGCATGCATATCCCAATCTCTATTTTTTGCAATTTTAATTGCTTTATTAATTAAGCTCGGCTTAATATCTAATTCTTCTGCCACAGCCTTAACTGTATCCTTAAGACCTGCTTGAAGATCTTCTACTTCCTGCATGACAGTCACACCTTCGCGAACGAGACGTTCTAGTTTTGCTTTTTCTTCAGCACCATAAGTACGATCACTCATAGTATCCTCCTTTGAGTTTAAATTAATTATAGTTGATTATTTGTTCTTTGTCAAGCTACCTTTTTATATTGGTCATACCAATACTTCGAAGAGTCTCGAAGTGTTTCATTTGCTTTTCTTATATATTCGAGTGTTTCAAGCAAAGTTGTTTTACGGTGTTCATCGACCGAGTCATCATATTTAAAATGATCCTCGATGATTTCTTGAACAAAGTTAATATAAGGACATGTGTTAGGTGGAACCTTGGGTGCTTTGTCCTTACAAGATTTAATACGATTATCTTTTGCAGAAACTCTAGGCATTTGATTCTCCAAGTATAGTATACTCTGTTGAGTTTAAATTAATTATAGTTGATTATTTGTTCTTTGTCAAGAACTTTTTATGGTAGGCTTCATCAAAACCTTCTTCATGATAGCAGTTTTCATGATTACCCCAAAGTCTTTTAAAATAACCGTCATAACATGCTCTTATAGTATCTTCTGTAGAATTTAAATGTCCCTTTACCATATAAAAAATCCTACACATTTCTTTATGACTTGGGTTGGTCATTTCACATATGCTCCAATTCGTCCATGTATATCTGGATAATCTCTGTACATGTAACCTTCGGGAGGATCTATTTCTTGTCCTTCCCAAACTGGAATGAAATGTTCGATACCTCCGTTAAAATCTTCGTTTTTACGCAAATGCACTTCTATTAGATTGCCGTTTATAAATTCACAATTTATCCATTCGTACTTACTTCCTAGATTAGTTAATACACTAGGAAATGGAATGTGATCATTTACTTTAATCCATTCGTTCCATTGGGTGAAAGTATCATTATCTTTTTTACCTTCTACACATAAACGTTGTATACCCCAATTGTAATCTATACTGAGATGTAATCCTTCAAACCATTCGCACCAAAAATGACCTACTGGTAAGTGCATAGTCTCTTTGACCAACCATACCTGTTTAGCACCTAGTCCTAAGCCGAGCATATTAACGCATGGGCGGACAATATAAAGCCCGGGTTCAGGAACATCTTGTCCTACCGGGCCACATACATATCCTAATTTTCTTGAAAGTATTAATTTATCCATAACCCAGATATCATCTGGGTCAACTGTTTGCCATACTAAATCTTCTGCTGTGTCATTTATAATCATTCAGCGCTTTTAATAATTGTTCTTTGATAGATTCCTGTTTTGCACGTTTTGTTGCAACAGCGTACATCACACTTTCAGCATCATCACCATAACGTTTTTCGAAATCACTTTTGTGTTTTTTAAGTTTTTTTACATTAGCTTCACGGCTGCGTTTTTCTCCGCCAGTAAGTTCTCTTTCTCCTATAGGAGCATCTAAAGTAGGCCAGCCTCCAGAGGGCCTTTCCTGTCGAACTAAAAGTTTCATAAGTAGGTCTTGTACCATTCTGGTCCACACCTCTAAAATCCCGTCATGCAACCCTAACTCTGCTCCACACCTCTGAATTTTATCTCTAGCTTCGCCTACTGTGCTTGAAGAATCAAAGTGATCTTCACCTACTAGTTTATCTTTTAAAGGATGTGGTTGTTCGCCTGTGGTACTCGGCTTGCTTGTGCTGGGCATAGGATCAGAACCTTTTGCTTGTCCTGCACTACCAGTATGTTGTTTTTCTGTTACACCTGCAAGTTTTGCAAAATCTGATAAACTATCAATACCTAATGGCATTGATCCTTGTGGTACTTCTACACTTTCTTGCACGTAATCTTTAGTAGGAGCAACACTTTCTTGCGTCTTACCGGCCATTGACATAAGAGCTTCTCTGTCTGCTATAGGATCACTTGGAAACAACCCCTTCATCATTTCGCTCATTTTATAAAAATCTGTCATATCACCCTCTACTCATTACTAATTTAATTGCGGTGTCTAAATCTTTTTTTGTAAAATGGCCTCCTAGCTCTTTATTAACATTTCTATATAACCACTGTGTGCCATGTCTTCTAAGATTTTTATCTACCCATGGGACTAATATAGTATCCATATCGTCGCCAAATCCATGCCATAAGGTTTTACCTAATTTTGAAAGCCAAGATTCGTCTTCGTATAGTTCTTGTATCTTCATTTTCCGCTAGGCACACATTTGTCTTTGCCATTTTCTGTACCAGCAAATTTGTAACCTTTCCAGCAAGCCTTGCCGTCAGATCCTTGTTCTTTACCTGCATTGTTTTTTGCCTCTTCAATTGCTTCTTGTGGAAGAGTGCGCCAGCTAGGATTTCCACAATCTGGACAAATTGTGCTGTTAGATTTTTCTGCTAATTTTTTTGAAAGTGTTTCTTTATAGTTTGCAGATTCTGTAGACATTTGCTGCATCATCGATCCGCCATCACCAAATTTCATGTCGTAATCTAGAGAATGAAATACACTAGACATGTAATCTGCTGCTTTAGTAATTTTTGCTTGTTGCCAGCCTTCAATACCTTCTGCTTCACTAACTGTTTTTAGCATATCATGTAGCTGTATAGCATACTTTGCAATTTTGTATAAATCAGAACGTGCCATTTGGACTTCGTGATCCATTTCAGCACGATGTGCCATATCTCCTAGGCCTTCTTGTATTTTTTTCATTCTCATTGAAACACTCCTATTATAGTGTATTTATGCTTTTTTTCTTCTTCTTCTGTTTTTCTTAGAGCCTGCTCTAGTAATTGTACCTGGTCCTCCGTTTACAAAACCATTGCCGCCTCCAGCAAATGCGCCTCCTATGCTGCCAGCACCTGTGGCTCCTGATGTCATTTCTAATATACCTTCTTCGGTAGTGTTTGCACCAAGATCTCTTTGAGCTTCAGCACCTGTATTATGCTGGGTTGTTATATTATCAACTTGTTGACTTGAAAGTTTTTTTCCAGCAGCACTAGCCATATTACGTGCTTTATCAAGAGCTGCTGCGGCCTTTATAGTTAAATGACCGGCCTGGCCAACTTCAATACCGTTTTTATCTCTTATAGTAAGATCTTGAGCTACATCTACTCCGGGTTCAATCTCACCAGCCTTAACTGCTTGTGCTAGCCATCTTCTTGCAGCCTTTAATTCGTGCCACATCATTTTGTATGTAGCACCACCGCCTAGTTCAAATCCCCAACCTTTTCTAAAATATTGATTGATTAGGTTTTTGTATTCCTCTTCAGAATTGGACATTTCTTCACCTACATCTTGACGTCCGGCACCTGCATCAACGGCCATCCTTCTTGAATCTGCCGCAGCCTGTTTCATTGCCGGTAATCCTGCTTCTATGTCTTTAATTGCTTGAACGAACTTTGGTGCTTCAGGATGATTAGGATTGCTTGCAACTAGAGATTTTAATTGTTTTAAAGTTTTTTGCATGAAGTCGTACAATCCAGAACCTATATCCATTCTTGCTATACTATTATGTACTCGTTCCATATCGTTAGCAGCACCGCCTATATCTCCTGCTTTAGCTTTTGCAACCATTCCTTTTGCTGCTTGTGCTATTTCCTGTTCTGTAGTTTCTCTTAATACTTCAAATACTTTCATTATACTGCTTCCAATATGTGTTTCGTTCGTTGGTACTTGCCCTACGTTCTTCGTGTTCTTTGTATTTATCGACGTAGTGCTTTAACTCTTCTTCCGTCCACTCTTCATGTTTGCGCACCAATGATACATCCTCGCTTTCTCACCCGAACTATTTTTTG